ATGTTAGTTGATATCAATGCTATTAAATGGCTGCTAGAAAATGCCACAGCCTATTCTATTAGTAAAAATTGTGGATTATCCACCCAAGCTGTAGACAAATATAAGAATGGTATTTCTGATATTATGAATATGCGTTTGAAACACGCAATTAAAATGACAGAATACGCCAATCAGTTAAAAAACAAAAAGTGATGGTTATTTAATCATCACTTTTTTTGATGTAAAGACCCATTGCTTATAGCAGAGAATCAAAAAAACATAGTCATTCGATTGAGGTTACAACGGACAATTTTAATAATTGCCGTTATAAACACAAAAAAAGGCCGGATTCCCGACCTTTATTCTTTATCCAGCCATTTCTGGACTTTCTCAACTGTCTCGACGCTCAAGTCCTCAAAGCGTTTCTTTCCGGATCGCAAACGGGAGATCGCTTGCTGGCTTACTCCCGTCGCTTTCCATAAGGCATAACCTGTAATACTTCGATCTAACAAGGCTTTTTTAACTTTCTCGGTATCAATAATCATTCAACGACCTCGAATTCAAGCTCTTCGCCGTTGTTGCGATCTGTCGCAAAGCTCAGATCAGTACATTCGATATAATCGATAAGAGTTTCAAGATCTTCCTCGTTTAATTCTTCGTCAATATCAAGACCGAGATTTTCCAAGCCATCTCTCCAATACCATTTATCAAGTGATACTTTATAAACGACTTCGCTTTCGTTTTGTCCAAAACTTCCACTTTGGCGAACGCCAGTTTCGCCGTCTTTTGTGAGATAAAATTCCATGCTATCCCAGCCGATATTTTCAGCAAGTTCTTTTGCTACGTCTTTAATGCTTGCGTTTACTTTAGTCATTTTCTTTTACCCGAGATCGTTTTGATCTCCCTTTCTTTATCTTGAGTACATTATATCACTATACTAAACGTACGTCAAGTATTTTTATAAAATTAATTAAAGATTTTTTTAATCTGGAACTAGTTTCAGCACACAAAAAAAGCCCTCCCGAGTTGGGAGGGTGTGTGTCATATTATAGAGTTTCTGGCCACGGGTCATCTGTTGTGTACGACATATCGGTAAATCGCAAGTCTCCGATATCTCTATCAGTAGGTACCGGATCGTCAAATTGCAGTCGTAGCTGGTTACCGTCACCCGGCCCACCTAAATAAAAAGTGCCAAGGCGTTTACCCTTGTCGTTTGTCATAATACCCAGTTTTGAGCTAGTCGCACGAAAACCGACGGGGATACCGCCGACGTTTAAGATCACCACGTTACGCTCACGGTCAGACCCCTGTGGAACGTAGCTGGGCGCACCTCGTCTCACGATCCCAAACCAACCCCACGATAGACCACCGAAGCCGACCTCTACCGTAGAGTTTATACGCCTAAACTCGACATATGCATTGTTTTGACTCGATGAAATTCTTGGCTTGTGTTTGACATCACCAAACAGTACAGACCAAGCGTTAGAGCCAGTTCCAGCGGTCTTTTTAATCCACCTAATCGCTCCGTTTTTAGCAGTCGTATCGGTATAGATTGTGCCGATACCAGCGTTTAGATTATATGGGAAGCCTTGACCTTTTAATTCGCTACTAGAGCCACCAGAACCAGAACCGACTGAACGCTTCAACTCTTCGAGATCGTTTTTCGAAGCAAGCTGGCTTGTGTCAATCGTTGGTAACTTGGATCTTGTGATAAACGGATCGCCACCGTTTTGCAATTTTGTATCGATGAGAGCGTCCAGACCGAGGTCTACGTGCTTCTCCTTGATATTCGTGGTCATCTGCGCTTGTAACGTGGCATACGTTGGAAACAACTCGTAAGCTTTGGAAGTTTGCAACGCTCCGCCTTGATTAGCTTGAAGCGTCCCAATATCACGACCAATGGATTCTATGGCTTTCTTTAATTTATCCATTCAGCACCTCCTTAGAGGGTATTTTTAGCCGTTGTATAGATTTGTACGAAGTCAGTATTTTCGAGGTCAGTGAATTTTTGACCAAGTTCCGTCATTTTTGAGACGATCGCACTATCTGAGCTTCCGCCTGCTTGGATTTTTTCAGCGATCTCTTTGAGTGTATCCAATTCTTCGGGTACGCCCTCGCCAAGGATCGCCGTTTTAACGCCTTGGATAGCTGTGTCTAACTGCTGCTGAGTGATCCCGCCTTGGCCAAGCTCGGACTTGTCAGCCTTGTTAGCCAGTGTGGTTTTAATCTCTTTGACATCAGCCCCGACAGCTTGGGCGAATTGAGTTAATTTTTCTGTGTTTAAAGTCATGTTTTTCTCCTTTAAATTTTAGCTAGGTTATATAGTACGGTAAGGTCCGGGAGTTCTTCCGTCTGTGGACCGTTTGGGTGCGCTGAAATATACTTGTCAATTTCTGTTTTGACATCATTTTTTACAAGTGATAGGACTTCTTCGCTTGTAAATTCGTCCGCTGAACGGGTAATATCCAAGCGTGTTGAGCGATCACTTGGAAAAATATACCCATCACAAACGACTTCGACCAGATAAGACCCAATCGGGAGGGGCTTGCTTATTTTAAAAGTAACTTTTGATTTCTCTACTGTACTCTCAAATGTAGCCTTTCCTTTTTGATTAAAGATCCTGATTGTAGCATTTTTGCCATTTAAATCACTGATTGGATGCATATTTTCATCCAACAATTCATATCCAAACAAAGAGGCAGAGTCGCCTTGCTTGACGACTGCTCCTCCTTCAAATTGTTGTAAATTCGTAGAATTTAATAGTGCCATTAAATCCTCCTTCTGTTACATATCGGTACAATCATCCAAATACTTGTCTTCGACCCATTGTGAGCTTGCAGGATGGTTGATTCTTGCCCAGCCGTTTAGTTTTTCGTAGACACGCACTCGTGTGCCTGCAGCGATAAACTCTTTGTCCTGACTGTCGATACGAGGGCCTGCTTCTACATAATAATCAGTAGTGAGTGTGCCTTCGTAGTAAGGTTTGTCAGATACTTCTAACCGAGTGTTTACATCAAGCTCTTTGTCAAATGCACTTTGCGCAGGAGCTGGCGCAGGGGTTCCGCTCTCACGGAATACGATCTCACGAGGACGACCGTTGAGATTCCAGATATAATTGTAGTCATTTTCTGTCACTCCATCCATGCCATAGTTGCAGTGGATAGCCGTGCTATCGCTGGTCATGATTAATACATGTCCAAATGCTCCGAGGGAGCTAGAGCCATCACGAGGGGCCCAAATGACCACATCACCACGTTGTGCATCAAATGAGCCGTCTACTGCGTCAAATACTTTGGCATAGCCAATTGCTGGCAATGCTTGTTGTAGTGTTTCTGTGTTGTTGTTTAGGCTGATTTCAAGCGCATAGCTTACTGCGGATGAACAATCAAACTCAATACGTCCATCACCGTCTGCATCGTTCCCGTAGCGGTCTCCCATGTCGTAGTGGACAGGGATTGATTGTAAGTGGTGCATACGAGCGATACTTGATTCAATTTTACTCATTTTCTTCCTCCTTTAATTCAAAAGCCACCACCCAAAAATAGGCAGTGGCTAGTAAAAAGATTGCTGTCTTAAGAGTCAGTCTTTTAATCAGCATTTGGCTCTTCATATTCGAGCGCTCGTGTGCTATCTCCAAGCCCTGTCGTTGTAGGGTCTGGCACGATATTCAAAGCGTTGAACACTGTTAATCCTACAAGGTAGGGATTTGCTACAAACTTACCAAGTAGACCAAATACTGCGCCCCAGCTTGTCAAGTCCTCGAATTTAATGCCAAAGTATGCCAAGATAGGCAATACTAAAGCAAGTGCGAATCGTGTTACAAATGCACGGTTTTTAAAACGTACTGTCCAGTTAATTTTCATAGTTGTTCCCTCACATCTAAATTATTATATTTTTTATAGAGAGCGTCGATATACCCATTGCCACCAAGTTTTTTATAGCTTTTATGCATTTTGTGAATGATATCAGACTCGTGTACAGTGGTATATCCACGCTTAATAGCTGTACTGATATCACGCTCTAGTCTTAAATACATCGTGACTAGATGCGCTTCATCGTGTACTGCTAATTTTTCGTTTACTTCATCAATCTTCTTGTTGTTGTCCTCGCCAACTTCTTGGACTGTTTCCACAGCGTGTTGGATAGAGCCTAACTCATCTTTGATCTCATCAAATTGTTTCTTACTGAGATTGGAAGCAGTGACAGCCTTCATGCCGAACCAGCCAGAAGCAACTGCTGTAAGTGTTGGCCCGAGGTGTGCGATTAGATCTGCCAAACTCAATCGGTCACCACCCCTTCTACTAGATTAAGGGTTGTGGTGTAGCCGTAGCCACTGGTTGTGTTTCAAGATCTCCGCTTGGTTGCGCTGGTTTGTTTTCCTTTGGAAGTTCCCATTTCCAGACTGCAAGTTTTCCATCTTGCGACAATTTACCTTCGAGTTCTTCTACGCTTTCGCCATTGTATGTGAAGTCAGAGTTTACTTGCACAAGCACACGAGTTCCCTCACCATATTTAGCGATGTGATTTGGATCGTTAACAACAAAGATGTCGTGTGCTTTGTATTCTTTGCCAGCTTGGCCAGTTTCTACCAGTTCCAATCCACGAGCATACAGAGTAGGATCAATTGGATTGTCTGTATCTGTTACACGAGCGAGAACTGACCAATCAGCTACTGATTTGATGCTTTGGATTTGTTGAGCCATCTCTTCTTTTTCCTTGGTCAATTCTTGGATCTTAGCAATGGCATCTTTGTTAGCTTCGACAGATTTGTCTAGCTCTTTCTTGATCGCTACGACTGCGCCAGATGTGTCAAGCTCCATGCGCACGATGTTCAATACTGCTTCAACCAGTGTCGCATCATCTTCTGCCATGCGGTTTGTTGGCAAGATTTCCTCAAATACTCGATAAGGAAAATCTTGCTTGATTGCTACCTTGGTGGTGTTAGCTACTGCATCGTATGATTTAAATTGTACTTTGTAATCCATTATTTAGTTACCTCGTTTTTATTTTTAATTTCTTCAAAAAGATCCTTCAAGTCCTTATCAGACTCTAGGACAGAGCGATAGCTTTCAACTTCTTGAGCAAGTTGAGCTACTTGTGATTGCAAATCTGTAAAACGAGCCTTAAACTCGATTTCACCAAGCGTCTTGTCACTCAATTGTTTGTTCAATTCAGCGACCATTGAAAGTAAGATGTTTTCGTTCATTGATTTCTCCTAATTAATGAGATCAGCCCAGTTGCCAACACCACGATAACCGATGCGATTCATGATATCTTTTATCATCATCTTGAGCCGTACCCCGTTTAAGGTGATTTCATTCGTGTGGATATCGTGCAATCTTTTGTCTGATCGACCAATTACATGTTTTACTCTATTTTCGTTCAGTGGCATAAAGAATGTATATCCATCTCTCGTGTTATTGTGGATCATCCACGGACTACGATATTTCCCGTTAGAGTAAAATATGATACGGTCAGCAACGGTTTCGTGGAATGATTCCTTTTCTCCGTTACCATTACCCGACCACAGACGAGTGCCAGCAAATGTTTCATTTTCTACACTCTCTTTCTTATCATGGTTCGTACCTATGACAATCCGAGCAGCCTTTCTATCTTCAAAACGTTCCGCTCTAAAATATCCTTGTTCCAGTCTGATAAACTGAGATGATGTCGTATCATCAATCCGTCTGATGGAACCTTGGTTAGAATAAAAGTTCACGCTTCCGTTATCTAAATTAAAATCAGTCGCACCATTATTAGATAGCAACCTTCCACCTTGGATTCTCTCAGCCGACACAGCAACTGAATTAAGTTGTGTGATAAAGGCTTTTTGTGATGTAAGCTCTCTGATAAATGCTTGATTCGATACAAGCTTGTTGATCATGGCTGAATCCACTAGTAGCTTATCCGCTGTTACCGCATTACTAGCCAAAATCTGAGTTGTTACTGAGCCAGATTCCATGTGGCCTGTCCGAACGCTCTGAGAAGCCAGATGCCTACTTGTGATAGATCCATCAACTACCATGTCGCCCTTAACTTTAATTAATTGAGCGATTAAAGCAATAGAGTCTGGTTCTTGGACCATTAGGGAGCTGATTGTTTTCCCATTGATGCTCTTGCCGGTGCCAAAAGAGATTTGACTTGGTGTGATCTGGATGTCTGTTTTTCTCAACATGTCACCCATTTGATTGGTGATTGTCGTGAATTGTCCATCTACCGTCTGTTTGTATTCGGCAAGTTTAGCTTCAATTACGGATGAACCGTCATCTGTTGGCGGTTGGTAGGCTCTCTTGATAGATCCTTCATACACATCAATGTCCCCAAAATAAAGACTTGCTGGCTGTCCATTTGATGATCCAGTGTTGTCAAATCGCAAAAATGCTTCATCGTAGTCTTCGGAGTTGACTGTGAAATAGTAGCGTGTGATTCTATCTTGTGGCACAGTAGTCTTGTCAGCAAGTGTGACCACTTTTGTAAAAGTCCCCGTCTCACCTTTTTTTCGTGCTAGGAAGTAGAATGTGGCATTCTTAAGATTATCTGATCCAATTGCATCAAATGAAATTGTGTAAGTTGTATTTCTTTTGATGTTGAAGCGTTGGGATGCTGCTACCTTGACATTATCAGTTGAATTATCAAGTTTGAAGAGTTTTCTTGATTCATTGTAGTAGATTGGATTAGTTGAGACCGTTACTGCTGGACTCAATCCGGGATCATAATACCCCCATCCCTCCACATTTTGAGGATTACCGCTGTTTTTAAGCAGGTTCTCCCCTGCTTGCACGATTTCATCAAATCTTCTTGTGATTCCAGCCACATCTTCCGTATATTGAGATTTAGCAACATACCCTTGTTCTAGAATCTGTCTGGTTGCTTTTAAAGCGTCCACAGTAGCTTTCTCAGAGTATGTCAGCATGCGTTGCTCAAGTTCACCGCTTGGACCAGTCTTGGTCTCTAATTTAGTTAATTGAGTGGATAGGCCTTCCACTGTCTTCTCAAAAGTGGCCTGTGCTTGCTCTACTAGATAATTTTGATCTTCTGGGGCTGGTTGCCACAAACGGTCATTTGTACCCTCGTAAAAGTCAAGCTCAGTCATAAATAGACCGCCCCACTTGTTTGTGTTGTTGCGTTCGTACTCAAATTGAAGATAACCATCATCAAAATTTCCAACATTAAATTGGAAAGATTTCTTGATTGCTTTTGAATTGTTAAAAACAGGCCCATCTGTCAATTGTGGATTCCCGTCAAATAACAATTGTTTCTCTTCAAAATCTGCTGTTGATCCTTTTTTACGCTTACAGAAATAGATTCGGAAATATTTAGAATTAGTATCAAATCCAAGGATATTCAACACGTAGTCAATGTTTTGCTTTACAATAAAGCGTGGGCTTTGGACGATTGCGCCAGGACGCAATTCAAACATTCGCTTCTGACCGTTAAAGTAGAAAGTGTGAGCTGTGAATGTTAATTTGTTATTAGCTTCAGTCCAATATTTCAGTCCCTCATCTGCTCTTGAGTTCCTGAGCATATTAGGGCCACCGCCAGCACCTATTGAGGTGAATTCTTCTTTGATGCCATTCACTGTCTGTTCAACGTAAGAGCGATCTGCTTTGCCATTTGCCACATTAGTGAGGTCAGAGATGGCTTTTTCTGTTGTCTGTTCAAAGCGTGATTGTGCGCCTTGGACTCCTACAAATTGGCTTTGTGTTTGATCTTTGAAGTCATTGATTATTTTCTTGATATCTGCATCACTGGTCCTTAATTGATCAGTAGTAGCTTCCAGACCTTTCATTTTGACTTCAATGCCATTGTATTGAGCCTTGAACTCTTCTACAATTTCATTTTTGTTCGCTTGGTTTGCTGCATTGATTTTCTCAGTTACTTTAGCCGAAATTTCCTGCTTGACTACTTCAGCTTGTGCTTTGGCCTGTTCGATCCCGTCTGTGATTTTATGTTCCAGCTCTTTTGCTTGCTTGTCATACTCAGCATTTGCATTATCTACAAGCTTCTGCACTTTCGCTTCGTATTCAGCATCATAAGACTTCATTTTCTTATCAACCGAATCGTTGACCATTCCTGAAATCGAATCTGCTAAAGTTCTAGCAATTTCACCAAAACCAATACTGACAAGTTTGATACTCATTGGATTAAACTTGTATTTCGTGATCTTTTTTCTCAAATCGACATCGTAGCCCTCGTGGAAGAGGCTCACGATATCAAACATGTGTACTGGTTGATCCGCCTGGCCTACAACATCAATCTCAAGACTTTCTTCGATCATGTCACACAGAGTTTCACGGAAATAGCGCTTGCCGTATTCCTCAAGCGTTTTTTGATCCACTACATCCTGATCTTGTACTTCCATATCTGCTTCGTAGATATGCTTGTATTTATTGATCAGTGGGCTATCGATGGTCACGGTTAGGATTTGATCTTTCTGACCTTCCTCGTGAGCTTCGATAACCTTCTTAAAATGGATCCGTGTTCTCAGTTCTTTAGTGGATTTTGATTCTTGGAACGACTTCATGTTTTTTTTGTAGGCAAACAATGATTCGTTTTCGATTCCACCGTTTTCTAACAATCGGACACTGTACTTATCCCGGACGAGATCCCCACCCCACTGCCCAACGATGGAATGCTTATCTTTTGCCAAGGCTTCCATCGCTGAGATATCTTTAAGATTAAGGGTGTGTTTGGACATCACGTCAGAGAAAAAAGTGAATGGTGTTTCCCGTTTAAAACCGGCTACGAGTGCATTCATCACAGTTGCTCCGTTAACCCGATCAACATTGATCTTGTTGATAGAATATCCATTAAGTAATGTTGCTACTTGATTGGCATATACAATGATATATCCGTGTTGCTTTTCGACTTCAAAGATAGTAAAGTACTGCTCTCCATGCAAATCATCAGCAACTAATTCTGTTTCCGGGGTTAACGATGCCCATTTTGAATCTGAGGTTGGAAATTTAAAGGTAAGCTGATAGGTGCTGTTAGCTTCCTGGACAATTTCAGAGCTAAAAGCTTCGTTAAGAGGGAAATTACCCTCTTGCAGATAGATCATACTTTATACCTCCAATTCCCTTTGATTGTGATTTTTGAAACCGTTCCTGAAACTGCAATCCCAGACATACCTGGAGCAATTTCGAAGAAACCGCCTCGTTTTCTCAATGTATTTTTCAGATTTCCATTTTTGTCATAGACATTTTGTTTTTTATGACGACAATCAATTGTTGCTTTCGTATCAATCGTGAGTTGCATGGTTTGCTTCCCAATAGTTAGAGAAATATCGCCATTCCCTTCAATTGTGATGACAGGTTCAGAGTATACAGTTCCTGGATTATTTACTGTGCCGTTACCTGCCAAAGTGACTACAACGTCATTATTTAAGTAACGGAATGGATGCATCTTTAACTTGATTTCTAAAGTCCAAGCATGCAAGCCGTTTTGTTTGAATGATGCGCTCTGAAAATCAGCATAAAAAATAGAGCCTGGTCGGTGACTAAACTCTATTTTATTTTCTTCCGGCTTGAACTGATTCACAATCATTTCAATTTCACTTGTTTTGACAACGTAGAAGCTTACTGTCTTATCGTACCCATCATACGCTCCATCGTAGAGATTATAATCTCCATTGGCTCCATAAATCGTATTTGATTCGACCCTTGGTGTTGCCGTCTGGTCTTCTCCAAAATCTGTCACATAGCAGTTTGGGATTGATCCAGTATCAAATCCATTTATAATCATGTTAAACATTAGATTCCCTCCCTCGCCATGATTTTAGAATATCTTTGATAGCTGTTTTGCGCTAAAACATCACCGTCCAGGTACGTTTCTGACGGTTTTTCAAGGATAGCAGTAAGGATCTTTTCCAAACTTGCCCTCAGAATTGCGATCTCAGCAACGATATTTTCACCACTGTAGCTATTTCCGGTAGAATTATCTTTAAACGAAAATTGCTTGCTGGCATTTTTGATTTCTCGCAAGAATTTAGCATCTTCTGGGATTCCGACCCCTGCCGCATATCTTGGAAAACCGAGATTTTTCATCAATCGTTTAGTTCTATCGGCTCGCAATACTTTTGATCCACGAGGCAGATTGAGGACAACATTTCGTCCGTCTGGTATGAATGAGCTTCCGTCAGGTAAAGTTACCATTTCTTTATAGACCGCATTTCGCTGGTCGTTAACCATTGCAAGACCACCTTCGTGGAAGTTCGTACCTTTTTCGTGTCTTGACCCGAAAACACGGGAGAATGAGTTGACCACTTTATTTACTACTTCTGTAGCAGTGATAGTCGTGTGGTGACTTGTTGGAATACCGTTGATAGCATTGGTTGCACTGTTTGCAGCGTTGACGGCACTACTACTATCGCCTGTCATATGTTTGGTTGGTGATGGAGTTGCGTTCCAAGCGTTTTGATTATCAATCGCTTGTCTTGCAGCAGTTATCGCACCAGTCGGATCACCTAATTGCGGTTTGACAGGGCTTGGAGTATTGTTCCACTCTTGCTGTTTATTGATCGCTTGTTGTGCGCCATTCGTGGCATTACTTGGATCAGCAGTTAACTGCTTAGTCGGTACAGCAAAGCCGTTAAATAATCCAAGGCTGGCCATAGCGTTATTTGTTCCAAGTGTGACACCATCTGGAGTTGCGATCAGATCTGTCTTATGGTCGGTTGGTAGTGTTAAGATGCCAGACATCGCACTAGCAATAGCGCTCTTGGTCTTATCTTCTGCATCCAAGTTGACTACGTGAGCCATACCTGTCAGCGAATCAACCGCAAGTCTTACACGTTCAGCCTTATCGCTAGCAGCATCCTTTAAGATCAGTTCTTTCTGCTCTGGTGTGAGTGTGTTCCAGCGTTCAATGATCGCAGTAGCACGTTCACCAGATGATAAGAAGTCAGTATTCTTCATTAAGAGTTCTTTAACTTCCGCTGGCATAGCATTGTATTGTTCTAACAATGTTTTATTATCAAGGATGGCTTGCATACCTTGATTGTTGCCGACCACAAGTTCTTTTTCTTGTGGGGTTAAACTATCCCACTTACCAACCTCAACCAGCGCTTGTCCGATCGTCATCTTAGCGTTAGTCTCAAGGTTTGCGTGCTTGAGGATAAACTGCATATTCTCCCAGCCATTTTCGGCTTGGAGTGCTTTAGTTACTTCCTCTTGTGCATTGGTTTTGACTTGCCCAGTCTTAGGATCAAATACCAATCCATTCCATAGGTTGTTAGCATCTTTGGTCTCCTGCGACATATTTTGTACGCTTTTAGCGACCATACCAGATGAACGACCTACGATGTCAGCAAATTGGTCTGCCTTGGCCATCATCTTGTCATAATCAAGTCCAAGCTCTGCCCAATCCTTGCGCATCTGGTCAAAGTACATCTTACGTTGTTCATCGTTACCGAAGTTAAGAGGTACTTTCTTACTCCACTCTTTTTGAAGTTCTGCATACTCACGGCCATAGGCTTCCATTTTGGTCTTGTGTTGGGCATTTAATTTTTCCATTTCCTTATTGTATTCGGACTGGCTATAAATTCCCTTTTCGTGAGCATCTTTCAATGCAGTCACTTGCTCATCGTAGAGTTTCTGTTCCTCTTTGAGCCATTTAGCTACGACTCCTGTACCTTTACGTAACTGCGTTTCATTCAGATCACTGATCTGGCCATTCATGGCTTTCACAATTGCGGTACGTTCATCGGCAGAATACTTCTGCAATGACAATTGCTTATCAATAAATTGATTTTCGTAGTCAGAAATAATCGCTTGTTCTTCGCGAGTAATCTTTCTGTGTTGGTCAGATGCATTTTGATAAATCTGTACAATCTCATCTGTCATCGACTGGATGTTTTTCTTTTGCTGTTCTGCTTGCGCTACAGCACGTTTTTGGATTGTTTCATTCGCACCAACCTTTTCAAGCCCTTTAAGAGTTTTCTCAAGGTCTTTGTCAATCGCTTTCTGGATATCATCGGCAAGCCCTTGCACACTCTTACGTACATTTTCAACCGCTTGTGCGCCACCTTGCCCAAAGCCTACGGTAGCTTGATGCACTTCATCGACTTTGGATTTTAACCGTGATAATTCTTGGTCTTGTAGCTTGCTTACGCTTGTACCCCACGTTTGAGTGCGTTCGTTTGCGTCTGCCATTTCTTTTGCTACTGTAGCAATCACACCAACAGCAACACCGCCTATTAGGACTCCCCAGGTGACAGGGTTCCCAAGCAGTGCGATCCCTTTTGCTAATAGACCAGTAGAAGCTACTGCACCTTCTGCAGCAGTGCTAGTTGCAGTGATTCCGGTTGTTGCAGTTTTAAATGCAGAAGAAAGACTGCTACCTTGTTTAAATAGTTGGAATGTCTTGCCTAATACAGAAAGCCCACCACCGACTTTACCAATACCTTGAGTGAGGAAGCCGATACCTTTAGTGATTCCTCCGATAACTCCGATACCTTTGCCAAGGATTGATAAGGCTGGACCTGCGCCTGCTGCAAGCAATCCCCATTTAATGATATTTTGCTGTTGAGACTCGCTCATTTCACTAAAAGCCTTGGCCATGTCAGCCAGTTTTGAAATCCATGGTTTCACAGCCTGCAAACCTGAATTCATAGCTTTTAACAATGGACCACCAAATTCAATTGCCAGATCAGTCACCTGGTTCTTAAAGATCTTCAACTGGGATTCTGTTGTCTCGTAACGTTTCTTAGCTTCGTTTGTGAGAGCTGTATTTTCTTTCCACGCACTATTTGACCTACGGACAGCGTCTCCCATCTTATCCGATGCAGATGCAAGAGATTTCAGCATATTACCTTGACGAATACCTGTCATTCCAAGTTCATCAAGAATACCGTCCATATTCTTGCCTTCATCGTGTGCACGTTGTAGACCTTTAATAAAGGCTTGCAATGCATCTGCTGGTTTTTGTTTCCAAGCTGTAGAGAATTGCTCTGCCGTCATTCCTGCAGTTTGTGCGATCACTTCTAATTTCTCTTTCGCACCTTTACCAACACCAGCTACTGCCTTACCGATACCAGTAAGGGTCTGGTTCATCGCAGTTCCCCCTGCTTCTGCTTCGATACCTACACTACTCATCGCAGTCGCAAGACCAAGAATTTCTGGTGTAGTCAAACCAGCTAGCTTACCGCCTGCTGCCAAACGGTTGGTCATTTCGACAATATCACGCTCTGTTGTGGCAAAATGGTTGCCAAGATCTACTACTGCTGATCCAAAATGCGCAGACCAGGTACCCAGATCTTTCCCAGAAACTTGCATGATATTCCCGATTTTAGCAATTGATGATGCTGCTTCTTCAGAACTTAAGTTTGTAGAGACACCAAGATTGATCATGGTCTTAGAAAAGTCCTTGATTGCTCCAATTGGTACCCCTAATTGTCCAGCTGCTTCCGCAACGTTTGCAATTTCAACTGCACTTGATGGCATTTCTTTTGCCATCTCACGAATACTAGCAGATAGTTTATCGAACTGTTGCGGTGTTCCATCTACAGTCTTTTTGACTCCTGCAAATGCAGTTTCATAGTCGATTGCAGCTTTTAAGGCAAATCCAGCACTTGCAATCAATGGAGCTGTTACTCCTTTGGTTAGTGTCCCTCCAAAGTCAGAGACATTTTTTCCAAATTTTTGGATATTGTCTCCACTTTTAACCAAATTCTTCCCAAGGGCTTCCATTTTACCTGAAAAGCTATTTTCACGTCCAACAGCTTTCAAGGCTTGCTCTACTTTGTAGAGTTGTCCTTCCATTGCTGATAATTTTGCATTTTCTCGCTCAATATCAGCAGCGGCTTTGTCAAATTTAGCAGATCCAGGATCAAGTTTATCGAAGTTCTGCTTCATCTGATCGAGTACTTTTTTTTGCGCTTCAATGGCCTGTCCTAAAGACTTATATTTTGCTTTTAGGAGTTCTGTACTCTTACCATTGTTTTTCAATGTGCTATCGAGCGCTTTGACATTATTTTGGAAATACTTCACAGCGTTCTTTGCACTTGTTAAGCTAGGATTGAACTTTGACACGTCCAGCCCTAGTTCTATATACATTTGTCCTAGTGGCGTTCCACCTGCCATTTTTCCTCCTTTTACAAACAAAAAAGCCCAAAGAGGCTTTATGCTTCCATTTCTCCAAAAATGTCAGCCAGATCTAAAGACGCATTTTTGGTTTGATCTTTATCAAGATCAATAATTCCGATCAGATCTTCCCAGCTTAATTCCATCACATCATGGACATTCATGTTATATGGTCCATCAGCAACTTCCTTAACGAATTTGTAGAAACGTTTTAATGCGTTTTTAGGATCTATTTTTTCCCCTTTGGGTCTACATCACCCACAAGATGAGCATAGATTTCAGTGAACACTTCAATGATTTTTGCGAAATCAGTATGTTCTAGCAATTGCTCTACTGTCACATTTTCAAATAGTGACGCAATGAAGCCTAATTGTTGATCCAATTTTTCAACTTCTGTCTTATCTGATGTGAGTGAGTCGTTTAGTACAAGGTAATCACGATAATCACGAGTAGTAATTTCTTTACTAGAGTATAGTACATCTTCTCCAGCATCATTCTTCATGGTAAATGTAATTTTTGACATTGTTTGCCTTTCTATAATTAAAAAAGCACCGAATGGTGCTTATTTCATTTTGTCCAAATTTTATTTAAAAATTCAATTTTATTAACATCATTATTGGAATTATCTTTGTTCATTGCATAGACTATTGCGATAGTTGCCTTTCCTCCAGCTCTAATCACAACACTTTTTTTAGATTGGACTGCAACAGTGTCGTCATTAGTGATTACAGAATCGTATGCAAGATAATTCCCTTTATCATCACTTACAAGTATTTTACCTGGATTGATTTCAATGTTCGAAGAATCATTGTTTGTAATGGCTAGCGTTACTGTGACTGGTATAAAGCTGTTTGAATCATGTTCCATAGCCAGCATGCCAGACGTTTGCTTTTTTGGTTCGTTGATTGTGATTTGAGTTTTGTCGAAAAGAACTCCGTCCCCAAATTTGTAGCTAGTCAATGAATTCATTCCAAGAACGAAATCATTTGCTTCCAGAAATAAATCGTGATCTACGTTTGATACGTATGTAGAGAGCTTATCTTTTACCATGACAGCTCTGTCCTTCTCTTCCTTTACGCTCTCTAATTCCTTGTGTGTCTTAGAAAGTTGATTGTTGGAATTTACGAGCATAATAGCAAGTACAATGGAAACTAGAGTGATCATAATTGTTAATGTTATTAAAACTGTATTTTTCTTATTTTTCATAACAAAACCTCCACAACTTATTATATCAATAATTGTAAAGGTTTACAACGATATAAAGATAAATAAAGGGGCTGAATGCCCCAATTATTATCCTGCTGCTGCCATACCGAGTTTTGCTTTCAATTTCTTGATTTTTGCTTCATCGCTACCAAAGTACATTGTACCGTACTTGTTCTTGGTTTGCTCATCAGTGCTTGCGCCTGCAGCGAATGATACATCTGTAGTAGCAAGCTCATCAGCTTTATCTTTGATCGTGTTAAGATCGATTGCATCCATTGACAGATTTCCTTTGTAGAATCCATAGTAAGCTCCACCACCATCTGGAGTGTTTGATTCGAGCAAGATAGCGACATCTTTTGAAACTGTGTCAGCCCCAAAGTCAAGGATGTCATCATCGTTTTCATAGCCGAGAGCTTTAATGTAAAGCGCTACTGGAATGTCCAAGAGACCAAGATCTACTTTGACATCTCCAACCCCACGGTTGTTTACATGGTAAGCGATGTTGCTTCCGAATGTTTTTGTAGGGTCAACAGCAAGACCGGAGATTTTTGCGGTTTGAGTCGCACCTTCTCCTTTTTTACCTTGGATGATAAAGAGGTTTTCTCCCTCTGTGATGGTTTGATTCCCATCCAAAATTCGAACTGTAAGGCTTTTAAAACCAACTGTAGCAGTTCCTTGTTTTTGTTGTGTCATATTAAATTTCCTTTCTAATAATCGTCATACAGCTTGCTCTTCCCTTTGTAAGTTCTAGCATCTGCATAGCGTTTGATTTCAGGGATCCATTCATCTAGACCCCCAGCGATTTGATAGAATCCTTGTGACTCCATCACCTTTTCGACTAACCCTTGCAATTTTTTGCATTCAATTCGGTTTGTCGATTCGACATTGATTTGATAAAGAAATGTTTTTGAAAAGCTTGTATTACTTCCCTGGTCACTTTGGATAGGTGGCCCTAGTGGGATAATAACAATACTCGTCTGATCTGTTGGTAAAGTTTCAGGACGCTCAAATGATTTGATAGTGATTTTAGAAAGTTCCTCATCGCTCATCAGAGCATCATATATTTCTGATATCTTGTCTTTAATCATCCAAGCCCTTCTCCTTTCAATTTAGTTGCTAACCTATATTTGAATTTTTCTTTGTTGGCTTCCGAAAATCTTCGGATAACACCGAATCCCCTTGGATGGGCCTTTTTTGCATATCCGAATTCATTCAAATGCTCCAACCTCCAACGTGAACCAGCACCAAAACCAAGTTTAACCATTGGCACTCCTTCAAAAGCACCCGTTACATTTCCGACTGTTGCGCTTTCGATTGTTTCTCCGGTATCTTTGAAAACTTGTAGGGCGACTTCAAAGTCTTCAAGTGTTTCAGTTGCTGCGCCTTTCAAGGCTCTATTTGCAGATCTTCTCACTTTCGCATCGCCTAGCTTTGCCTCTAAATTCCGGATGACTTCATCAAAGCCTCTTAATGTAGCACCACTAGTCATTTGACCCACCAATAACAACAATTAAATAATCACGGTTGTCATAATCGGGGCGAACGTCAATGATCTGCCATTTTTTATTTTCTAATCGGTGATCATTCACTTGTACGAAATGCTTATTATCAGGTTGATAGCTTGTTAAAGGATCTCTTATTTTTAAGGTCATCTTTGCAGTCATTGATTTTCCTGTCGAAATTTCGATATCCTTTAAACTAGGTGAGTAGATTTTTGCAAATGTATAAAATACTTTTTCAAAACTCACATCCCTGCCATCTAATCCTTCAAGTACTTTTGAGTTATAAAACTCTACTGGAGTTCTTAATTCGCTTGTATTGGTTTCTGGTTTCTTGTATTTAAACTCAGGCTTATTCATCTTCCACAGCTACATCTTCATTTGGAATTTTCGAAGCTACTAAATCATATTCTTTAACAAAATCAGGTAATTTCTTCATCAATTCGTTTTTTCGATCATCATCAACTTCAAAAATGTCTCCAACGTGTCGAACGACATTTTCTTTTAAGTCGAAGAAATCTTGGATTGTTTCTAGCACTCTTTTCCTCCTATGGGGTGGTTTTGAAGTGATAATTCAAGGATTTCTCCTTGAAAATTTGCAAAGAAAAACTCGACCTGATCATTGTACAAATATCTTGCACGTTCCAAAACAAGCTCTTCAGTGCGAGAATCTGACAAATCAAATGCTCCTGTTAAGTCAAGAATTGCTTTTTCGGATGAAACTAACATCCTTGAAAGATTCCCGTCTTCGGCATCATGAAAGATTTTCATCCGCTCCTTGAATATCCCTAGAAGCGGATGAAATTGTTTTGTTTCTTCCATTTGGTGTCACCACCTATTATTTAATTTTCAATACCCAGACAGCAGCAGTCTTTTCGTCGTGAGCCTTACCATAAGCGAATTGCTTAGCAGTGTAGAGGTTCAAGTCTTCGAGAGCATAAGTCTCAGTAAAGCGACCAAACTCGATTCCACCACCTACGAATGCATCATAGCGACCTTTGACGAATGTAGTCACTTTACCAGCAGTTTGAGCAACTGACTCAACTAAGATCAAGTTGTACGGCATTGCAGTCACATACGTTCCTTGAGCGTTCAAGGAAGTGTATTGTTTTTTGACATCCCATGCATCAGCTGGGTTGACTACCATCACGACATTTCCTTCAACTGCCACTGGATTTCCGTCAGACTTAACAGAGTGATGTTTGTACACCGCAGTCAATTCTTTGACAACAGTTGCAGAGTCAGCAAATGTAAGGTTCGCAGTTTGGGCCTCTTTTTCTGCAAAAGTTGTTTTATTGCCAGCTGCAGTTCCAGTGAGGGTACGAGAAAGACCGATAGGTTTGCCGTCTCCGTCACCGTTCAAGAAGGCGGCTTCCAAAGCAGCAGCAAACGCTTCTGTGATTTGTGCAGATACAAATGATTGCAACCAAGCAGGACCAAATTTTTCAGAGTCTTTAGGAATGACTACAAATGCAGTCAACTTGTTTTGAATAGCTTCTTCTTCGTTGAAGGCTTGTTTTAATTGACCTTGGATTTCCCCATTGATCTTGCCCCAAACAGCTTCACCAGTTTGAGTTGATTTGAGGAATTTAAGGCGGATGCCAGCGTTCCGCAATCCGATGTGTTGCAAGAGTGGGCGAGATTTCACCATATCATCAAAGATACGGTCGATTGTTTCTTGTGGGAAGAGTTTTTCTACTCCCACAGGAGCAGTTTTGTCGATGTCATTGAAGAATTCACGAGCTTCCGCAGTCAATTTAGCATCATAAGGGTTCATTGCTGAGACTTCCTCATGAGCAGCATTGCGAGCTTGCTCCATCATTTCGTTTGTCATCGACTCGATCATTTCGTTGTAGAGTTTTGCTTGTTCTTCTTGAGGTGCGCCATTTGCTACAGCGTTCAAGAAGTTCTGACGAATTTCGTTGAATTTGTTAGATAATTTCATTGTCATTGTATTTTTCCTTTCTAAAATGCAAAAAGACCGAACCCGTTCGGTACAGCCTTGTTTGTGTTATTTTCTGGACTTTCTGGAACATTGAATTTTTTCTGTAAAAATTCGCTATTTTTAAAAGTCTCACTTGCGATTTGTCGAGCTTCTAGCTTATTCGCTACAAGATCAGCGATTTTATCAACATCAGGAGTCATTGCTGACTTCATCTTGTCAATAAAATCATGTGGGATCATTGGAGTTTCGCTTGCAGCAAATGTAGGAGCAATTTCTCCAGCAAACATGATCCTGTCAGCAAATCCTTGGTTTACTGCTGATTCAGCATCGAACCAGGTAGTCTTATTCATCAGATCCAATAAATCATCTAATGCTTTTCCAGTTTTATCGACATAAGCATTTGCGATTGATTTATTAAAACCTTCAAGTACTCCAGCTTCATGAAGTAGAGTGTTGTGGTCTCCATCGACTCGTGATGACACGTTGTGGATCATGATTTGAGCAGTAGGACTAATTTCAACGATATCACCAGCCATTGCGATAACGCTCGCTGCGCTTGCAGCAATGCCCACGATTTTAACAACTACTTTTCCTGAGTAGGACCGTAATGCAGTATAGATTTCGCTACCTGCATAGACATCTCCTCCTCCTGAATTGATGTGAACTTCGATGTCCTCACCAGTTTCCGGAAGTACTACATTTTTAGGAGCGGTACAGTCCCAACCAAGCCAATCATAAAGCCAAGCATCATCGTTCGACACGATTGTTCCTTTAATCGGAATCACTTTCATCTTCTTTCTCACCTCCCTTCTCTACATCCTCACCAAGTTGATAGTTCTTAGTGATCAGAGGCTTGTCGCCCCACGGTACAGCTTCAAGGCCAAGTTCCTCACGGACCTCATTGATAAGCATGGAACCGGAAGAAATCAGCTTGTCAATACTTTGAGCAAGAGAAAATTTGTCTCTTTGCCCTTCACCAACAATGACAAGACGCTTATTGTATTTGTACTCGCTTTTACTTAGTAAAGCAAAGTTCAGACCATCGCTCATTTTCTTCACAAGCGACTGGTAGCAATAGCTATTAAACATCTTCTGACTATTTTCCAGGTTTGCCATATCCCCATGCATCAGCGCAGTTGGGATTCCTAAGATGTCAGCTACCTCATCATCGAATTGCCTACGGAGCTTTTTGAGCTCGTCTACAGACAAATTCGATGTACCTGTAGTATTTGTTAGCTCAGAGTATTCCATTCCCTCTTGAGCTGGGACAATCGCTACTGTCTTTGTTGTAAACGATTTAAAGAGACCATCTGCATATCGTTGCATCTTTTCACGTTTTGATTCGTCAAAACTTGCATTCGTTCTAGTGCTGAGTACTCCACGAATTTGATTATTCCGTGCAAGTGCTTCAACCAGTCGAGTGTGTAGTTTTTCATAATCATTGAAGAGTTGAGTGAAATATTCTTGAAGACGATTGTTGTTGTATTGCAAGAAAATGACTTCATTCATCTTGAATGGTTTCTGGAAAGTATAGTTTTGACAACTCACAGATGTGAATGTGTCATCAAACACAGCATATTTCTGTCGGATGTATGAGTCGGCAATCAATAACTGATCATCATTCGACAAGAAAATTAGTACTTCGTTCTTGGTCAATAAGCGATAAACTGCCTTTTGCCAAAACTCAGAAGCTGATTCATTTTTATTGGGCCTTACATTTAGCAGATAATCCCAATCAGTAGCCTTCTTTTTCCCGTTATCGATGAATTTAAACTCAGATCTCGCAAAGATGCGGGCCACGAACTCAGCAGCCTTGTCAATCGACAAACTCTTTAGTTGCAGATTTCCAAAGATCCGCTCCAGCTCATCGAATTCAAAACTTGGTTCCGGAACTTCTCGCTTGAATAAATTTAGCCATCCCAAGGCACCTCCTCCTTTCTAAATTTTTATGCCTGCCACCCACCCGGATCTTTCTTTTACCGTTTGAAGAAAGATTTTTTAGAGCGTTTTAATTCCTTCTTGATTGATTCAAACTCTTTATTTGTTTGTTCGACATTTTGACCACAAATATCTTCATGTCGTTTCACGGACTGGCTTAAAGTGTTCAATTCAGCACTGATTTAAGCAATCTTGTTCAACAATTCCATGTTTTCTTTGCTTACTACTGCAAGCTCACATTCAAGCCCTTGAATCTTTTGTTCAAGTTGTTGTTTCTTCTTCATTCGTTTGTTCATTTTGTTGTCCTTTCTAAAATTCCCATTCTTCGATCACATCAAGAAAGTCTCCAACAGTACTTTCTTGAATGATTTCTCTCTTATAGAGAGCAGCAATAAAGGCATGGAATCCGTCAGTCTTTCGTCTCAACGGTTCCTTTTTCAAAAATCTCTTGTTCCCGTCTTTGTCTTCTTTGACAAAGGTATTATCGGTATACCAGAGCATTGATTTGTCGTTTTCAAAAATGAATCTTTCATTTGCAAATCCATCTTCAATAATTGGAGCTACCTTCGACTGTATCGCTCCTGGATTTCGCAAAAATTCATACTCAAAATCAGCTTCTTCCAGCAATGGTTTCAGCAGGTCCATCCTAAATCCATCTGCGCAGACAATTTCGATATTGTAGAGCTTGCGCCACTGAATCAATTTGTCAACTAGTAATCTTGGATCTATACTTGGACCGTCTACGATAGTAAAGAGCCCTTGCTCCTGCCATTCACGGATTGGAGCCTTGATTTTAAACATATCCAAGAATTGCTTTCTTGCAAAACTGTGTTGCTTCCAGATAAACTCATCACCGTTTTTAAATAGCAGTCCAACACTGGCAAAGTCTCTGATGCTTGCGTAGTCAAAACCAGCAACACAAGATCTTCCTGAGAGATCTATGCCAGGGCTTCGCAATGCAGCCATTAACTTTTCACGAGTAGTGACATCTTTTTCGATGTCGGCTTCTGGTAGATTCATCCGCTTGGTCATAAATTCCTGTCTGCCTGATGGTTCCAATTCTAAATCATCATAGTCAGCTTTCGTTCTAGCTAATAGACGTTTAGCATAAGGTGTTGTTTCATCCAGCATAGGATTCGCTTTTGGCCAGTTGCTCATATCATCCACTTCTTCCGGATCATCTAACTTGCAGATAAAAGGGAATAAGCGAAACTCATCAAGCTCACCATTCAAGATTTTCATTGATTTCTCAATCATCTTATCGTAGAACCCTTCACGGACATGCCCATTAGTACCATTGTAGAAGGTGCGAGCATGGGCAATCTTACCAAGCCCCGACCGCTGGATTTTAACAGCAGAGTCATTTTCGAACTGGTGAATTTCATCGAATTCAAGACAGCCATCACGAGCCGAGTCCATTGTCTTCGGATTGTTCGTCCGATAAGAAAAGACCGAGTTATTCCCTCGGCCTGTAATAGACATCTTTGTCAAATAGTAATGATCTTCCAGTCCTCTTCTCTGGACAGTTTCATAAACTTCCTCAAATGATACTTTCCCTTGTTTTTCCGAATTAGCTGTGATCGTCACATCATAATCTCGAATTGGATATAGTGGGCTGATGAAAAATGCATCTCGACTAGACATAAAACCATTCTTACCACCCCCACGGGCCAAAGTAAGAAGGAACTCATCGAATTGAGGTTCGCCATCTTCTTTCCTGAAAAGAAAGATGAACGGTGTCAAGAATTTTTGATATTTAGCAAGTGGAAAGAAATTCTTTTCAGTGAACTGAATATATTTTTCAATCAATTCATTGTGAAAATAAAGATCATCCCTTGGATATATCTTTTCTTTGATGTTTTTGAATAGCAGTGAGCGCTCTTTGTTGACTTTGATTTTTCCAGATTCAGCAAGTTCGATGTATTCGTCAATCAAAGGGTGAGAAATCACAATAGATCACTTCCGTCTGATGGTGGTTTCTTCTCGACTGGTGAATTTTCAACCTCAAAGTCAAATGATCGCTCAATCGCTAGCAGCTGATTGCTGGTTGTATTGATTTCTTTGATCAACGAGTTCGCTTTTTGAAATCTTTGCTGACCGTTATGGACGGTGATGACTAATCCATCTTGTTTGAGTCGTTCTTTCAACTCATACAGTAAACGGACCAGATAGAGATAGCGATGAACTTTCTCATACTGAATCGCATCTTTCTTTCGTGTGCTGAAATTGCCAATTTTGGAAAGTAACTGATTTTCCAATTCTTTTATATTTTTTTCTGAGTATTCTTCCATGAGCCCCCTCCCCCTTAAAAAATAGTGCTTTGCATTTGGACAATCGACCCCTCCCACCGGTTCCCAGAGACCGATTTTTTTCGATTTTTTTCGACCGGGGGGTCTTCAAATTTTTAAAAATTTTAAATTTTCATCCCCACCATTCGTCAGAACGAAAATTTTTATTTTGCAGTTTGGATGATTTGCGAAATTGAAAGCGATGATGTCGCTTATTGTGACACTCCTTACACAAAGTGCGAAGGTTGTCGATATCTAGAGCAAACTCTGGATAATATTCAAGCTCCTTGATGTGATCAACTTCGAGGTTATCTGTAGTCACCTTCCCCTCATCTCGACACCAGACGCATTCAAAATGATCTCGACTCATTGCTTCGAGTCTTAATTGTCTCCATGATTTTGAAAGATAAAACTCTCTGCGACTTTCTCTTGTCGAAACATCTACTTTCAATTCTTAAATCCTCTGTAACATTTCATACTTTCAATTATCTATTTCTGAAATTCATTATATTATTTCTGAAAACTATGTTGTTTTTCTCTCTTGAATTAGACATATCTTATATTCTGTCTGATTCACACCAGCTTTAAAAAGCCAGTAAAATAAATGAATAGCAGGTAACTAATAAAACTAATTAGCGTTTTACTCATTGTGTCTAATTGATAACTATAAATCAAAATTAGACATGGCTTTATCTCGTTGATCTTGTCTAATTCCAATGTACCTCAGCGTGATCGCAGGAGATGAGTGATTAAATAGATCCATGAGCATTGCCACGTCTTTGTATTTCTTGTAGTAATGATATCCGAATGTTTTCCTCATCGAATGAGTCCCGATATTTTCAATGCCACATTCGAGAGCAGCCGTCTTTAATATCCAGTCCACCGTTCTTCTGTCGAGTGGTTTGTTTTTTCCGATGCGGCTTTGAAACAAGTAATAATGTAGTGGCATGTCTTTGATATATTCTCTGACTTCCTTTTTCAAAGTCTTCGTCATCTTGATCTGTTTCTGCTTACCAGTCTTCTGCTCTTTTATCTTGATATGCCAACCCTGAACATCTTTTACTCGTATCCTCAAGATATCTCCGACACGCAAGCCTGAATTAATCCCGAATAGAAACAACAAATAGTTTCTTTCGTTCCACTCTCTTAAATATTCCTTCATTGCCTTGATGTCGTCTTTATCACGAATAGGATCCACAATGTTCATAGTGTCACCTCCTCTCTCTTCACAAAATAAAAAGCCAGCAACTGCTGACTTGTTTCATTGAGAATACAGGACTCGAACCTGTGTCCCTGGATAATTGTCCAGTATTCTTGCCTTCTGAACTAATTCTCAACCAATTTTCTATAAGGAGACCTCTCTTCGGTTTTACCAGATAATACAATTATACCACCTTGATTTTAAATTTTTTCCACGATTTTGGACCTATTTTAAACTTTTTTCCAAATTAATGTTGATCTTAGTATTTACAGATAGTTCGTAGATTTTCTTTTCAAGGTTGCTGAAGAATGGTTCGATCACTTCCTTGTAGGCAAGAGACTTACTACAGTGCAAGTATTTGATTGATGCTCCTTCCACAGTTAGAGTCCCATCAATGTATACTTCTTTGATTGCAGCCCATTGTTTTTCGGGTGTTAGAATTTTAATAGTGCTGATTGCCTCTCGAAGCAATTCGAGACGATGTAGTTCTGGATCCGATTCTTTTTTGATAATATCGGCCAGGGCTTTCGGTGTCATTACCTTATTACTTTTGATCCCTGTATTTGGATCGGTTGGTTTCCAAGGCACTTCGATTTCTTCGATTCGTTCTTTGATTTCTTTTTCAAACGGATACTGTTGCAAAGCCAAAATTAAATACCCAAACCGACTTCTTAGATTCATTTACTATCCTCCCTGCAGTATACTTCTATAATTCCATTCAATCCTAAACTTTCACGATAAGCAAGTGCCTCGGATCTAGCATGGAATTCTTTCTCTGTATACTTTGCTAAATGTTTAGGATCGCTCCAACTTGAGCGTCCATGGTATTTCCTAACAACATATACCCTCATTTATTGTCCTCCACATCGATGATATGATCAATAATACGCTTTAAATCTCTTATATTGTCAAATGGCAGCACTGCATCGTGCAGATCTTCAAAGTATGAATCTGTTTCAAAAAACTCTTCCCCAAGTATCGCTATCTCTAGCTTGCCATTTATTTGGGCAATAGATAGAATTCTATTCGCTCGCATTGGTATATGTACATTATCCAAACTCATCATTTCTCCTTTCTGTTTTTAAACGCTATCGCACTGGCCCAGATCAAACCAGAGAGCCAGACAAGTGCGAGTAGTGAATAGATGAAGTTTTGTAATTCCATTAGTCTACCTCTATTTTTTTCAGCAATTGCAGCGATTACATTCACGGTCACGCTATTCCCAGCTTGTTTGTATAATTGACTGTTAGAGTTGACCTCTTGCGCCTTGTCAAACGCCCAGTCTGGAAAGCCTTGTAACCTCCAGCACTCCCGAGGTGTTAGTTTGCGAATACGAAATCCATCTGCTAAATAATTATTTTCGTGATAGCTGTTACTAGTTAAAGTAGGAGCGATGTCATGTTCTCCGCCTTTATTATACCCATGACATCTCTGAATGATTTTAGGTTCAAGATTTCCTCCTTGATAGGCTCTGATAGTTGGTGAAATACCATCAATCTCATAAACAACGCCACTTTGATTGTAGTTTGGTTGCAGGACACCAAATTGTTTTATAGTATTGCTTTTTATGGCTATCTTTTGACCCTCTCCCTTATTTGTTGTAAGTGTGGGAGCTAGACCATCAGCCTGATAGACTTCTCCGTTCATGCCATTGCCAGACGGATTAACATTTCCGATTTTTATTACCGATTGATTACTAATCGACTGACTTTCTCCGCTGAGAGGAAAAACGTTTCTGGTACGTTGACCTCTAAGATGTCCGATAATGAACACTCGCTCCCGATTTTGGGGGACTCCGAAATTTTTGCTGTTAAGCACTTGCCATTCCACATCATACCCGAGTTCATCCAACGCTGAGATGATCGTCTCAAAGGTATTTCCTTTGTCATGGCTAAGGAGTCCTTTAACGTTTTCAAGGAATAAATACTTAGGTTTGAGAATAGAAGCGAACCTTGCAATCTCAAAAAATAAAGTTCCTCTAGTATCTTCGAAACCTCGTCTAGCTCCCGCAATGCTGAAAGCTTGGCACGGAAATCCTCCGCAGATAATGTCAACGTGTCCAATTGCTCTGACTTCATCGTCTGTGACTCTTGTGATGTCATGTAACTCAATTTCTCCTTTTGTATTATGTATTGCTTTATAACTAGCTCTTGCGAATTTGTCGATCTCACAAAAACCTATACATTTATGGCCAGTAGCTTCCATTCCAAGACGGAAGCCACCAATCCCAGCGAATAAATCTAAAAAATTCAACCCTCAACCTCCTAAATTGCTAAATGGAACTTCCCACTGGTAATCATCATATTCATAACAAATATTTTTGATAATTTCACCTTTTGAAATTTCGATTTCCTGTGTGAACTCCACGCCACACTCAAACGTAAAAATTTTAATATCAACATCAAACTTACTTGAAATTTCTTGATAATTTTCTGGAATAGCACTCCATGCTTGCTTGAAATTATCCAGTTCAACGGTACAAAATTTTTCTTCAAGCCAAACTTCTATTTGTTTTTGATCAAAAAACGCTCGTCTTGTCCCATTGATGTAAAAATAGGGAGCTGTGTTATTGAATTTAAGCAGAGTGCCATCATATTCATCTTCTAGCGTCACAGTGTCGTTTAATAGCATTTTTTTTAATGCTGATGCAATATTTTCGCTTCTTCCTCTTAATTTAAGAGATCCTTCGGCCCAATTTGGCATTATTCTTTCACCTCCTTGATCCCAATTCCCGGACAATCAAACACCCAACCAAAGCCGGCTTCTTCAAGTTCTTTTCGTGTATGTTGTGTTTGATATAAAGTATTTTTGTCTTTGCTTGAAAATATCCAGTAGTTTTCATTTCTGTGGCGATTTAAAAAATTAAAATTAGTATCAATACTTTTCATCTTCACCAAATACCGCTTCTCTTCCTCGACTGTGTAACCGTCCAGCCAAGCACGGACAAAGAGTTCAGAATTATCCCAATACCATTCTGCAACTATATCAGACATGCATGCATCTATTGAGTAGGACAGCGTATGACTTAGTTTTTTCTGTTCTGTGATAAAATCCGCCACAAACATTGGGATCTCTACTTCCTGCGTTTCGTCTAGCAACTTAATCAATTCCAACGTTGTTAATTTATCAATCATCGGTCTTGGTCTGCTACAATCTGAAGGTAAATGATTGATACTCTCAATTAACTCCTGCTTATTCATGTGGCAAATCCTCTTCTTTTACGAATGAACCATCAATCCATTTACCTTTTCTATCTTTGATTTCATTATAGGCTCCAGTGAAACATTCTAGAAATTCATAACCTAAAATATTGCTGATTGATTTCAAGTAGGCTACAATGCGCACAAGGTTATGACGACACATTTTTTTGCTTGCTAAATCTTGAGATAGCTGGAACTCACTGATATTGGCATTTAGCAATTTAAAGCAGTCCATTGCTTCTTTTCGTCTAATATTGTTAGACTCTTCAAAAATGCTCTGTACATCCTCTTTGATCAGCAATGCTAAACCTACAACAACTACAGCACAATCACCAATGCTGTCTTTTGTTAGTGCTTCATTCTTTTTCAAAAATCCTGCACATAACTCACCAAATTCCTCACTTAATTTTAAGGACTGTTTATCTAGCCGGCCCCCATTTTCTAGATCTCGATCAATAAACCATTTTTTTACTTTGTTTAAAATTAAATTCTCCATTTTTACCTCTTTCTATTTTTTCACAAGTTTTAGATTGCCAGTCTTTTTGCCTTTTTTGTTTAAATCTGCATAGAATTTCAATAGCAATTTATCTTTCCCTGTAATTTTGCTTAACTTCTTCAATGATCCGGTACATAAATAACGTCCGTTCTCATATAGCTTATAATCAGCTAACTCATCCGCATCACCCATGAGAGAGTTCTCTCCTATTTGAAAATATTGGCAAATCAGTAGTATGTGACGTTCGTGTACTTTTATTTTGCCAGTCAATAGACTGCTTATTGTATTCATTGAGTAGCCTATTTCTTCAGATAATTTTCTAGCTGTTAAGTTATGGCTTTTCATTAAGAGCTTGAGTTGCTCTTTGAAATGTTCTATCTGATTTTTGGTGTAGCCTGCCATGATACATTACAACTCCTTTTTCAATTATCAATTTCTACTGGATAGAATGTACCGAATGACTTTCTTAAAGCATTTCCTACCTGGATAGCTACCCCACGAGATGCGAATTTCATTGCCTTCGCTTCCTCAGAGAAAGAGACATCCAAACCAGTGGTCCCAATCACTACAGATTTTACAAATGGTTTTGCTTGTTTTGATCCATGTTTTAAAATAAACATTACTTCCCATCCTTTTCTAATTTCTGTAGCATTTTATTTTTTGCTTCCTCCAAAGCTTTTTTCTCTTGATCACTTGTTTGATTGGTATAATTTGGTTTTGACCAATCTGGAACGTTTGATTGTTGCTTGGTTGGTTGTCCTTTTGTTTTGCTTTCCTGAAACTTCCGTTCTCGTTCGTTTACTGCTGCAATCGATAACAATCCATCGTTTTTCCAATTTTGCAAAATAGCTCTAATATAGCTGAAATTTCTTTTACCATTGTCAGCGGCCAAACTGATAGCTTTTAAAACTACATCTGGTTCCATACCATCCAGAGTGATGAATTCTTTTAAATTTTCAAATTGGATTCCATCAATTGGTGAAATACGAGACTGATATTCATCTACGATGATTTTGAGCGTATTTTTCTCTAAATCTTTCTCTATATCTATCTCTATTTCTTTCTCTTTCTCTATCTCTAACTCTGGTGGATGTTCGTCCGACATTTGTCCGGACAAATGTCCCAACAATATTTTTTGTTTCTCCTTCTCAATTCTTCTGCGATAGTCACGCTTTCTATCAGCTTCCGTGTTCGATTTTCCAATAAATGATTCAATGTCTAGCATAAAAATGGCGCCATTGTCCAAAATATCAATTAGGTTCATTTCCTTGAATATGCTGATAGCTTTCTCTACTACTGCCACAGGATGCCTTGTAATTTTTGATAGCATTTCAGAATTGAATGGGATTCGATCATTAAACATCAACTTACCGTTGTTTTTCAAACTGCGGAGGTAAAGTTTGATTAAAATGTTAGAATATAGAAAGCCATCTGGCATACTTTCTAGAATGATCATTTCATCGCTGTCATAGAAATTTTCTTTAACTCTTAGGTAGTAATATTTTTTGTTGTCCGACATTCTCATCACCTCCTAAAATGGTAAATCATCATCCTTGATATCCATTGGATTTCCTGCGAATGAAGGTGGCATCTGCTCAGCCATTGAATTCTGATTAGCTGAATTGTCACGTTTTTCAAGAAGCTGAAAGCTTTCAGCAACCACTTCTGTCACATACACACGCTGCCCTTGCTGATTTTCATAATTGCGAGTCTGGACACGACCGGTGATGCCGACAAGGTTACCCTTCTTGGTCCAGTTTGCAAAGTTCTCGGCCGACTTGCCCCAAATCACACAGTTGATAAAGTCAGCATCATATTCACCATTTTGGTTTTTAAAATTCCGATTCACAGCAAGTGTGAACTGCCCGACCGCTTGATTCTGAGGAGTATATCGAAGTTCTACATCACGAGTCAGACGCCCGATAAGTACAACATTATTAATCATTTGTACCTCCAACCAATGCCTCTAGCTGTAGCATCATGGCTTTTTCTTTTTCAATCAGCCAGTCCATGTGCACCTTGGCTTTTTCCAAGTCCTCGATGCCATTTTTCTTACGATAACGAAGCAGATATTTAAGTAGATTACCTAAATGGTATCCGGTCAACTGCTCATCATTCATAAAGTTGCGATGGACATCGATGGCTTCTAAACCATTCCGTCCTTGGTAGTGTTTTGGATTGTGTACGTTGTCGCTCATAATTCTGACATTCCTTTCACAGTTCTTTTTTGATGAATTTCTGACATTCTCTTATTCCACATTTCACGCTGATATTTTGCTGATTTGTAATGCTTCATTTTGGCCTTTTGGCGAACGATTACTTCACGCATCACATAGATTGCGAATCCTGAAAATAAAATATATGTTACAAAAGCTACTGCTAAAATAATTTCAATTGTTGTCATTTTCTTTTACCTCTTTTGTTTCTTTTTGCGGGAAAAGTTCCCGGTTGAATTTGTTGATCATCACATCTTGAGCCTTATTGGTCTCTTTGATTTTTTCGATACTTTCGGCCCAATGACCTGTACTTTCAAAGTTCATTTGGACAGCATTATCTAGATCCTTGATGTGTTGTTCTTGATCGTACATGATTTTCATTGTTGCGCCTACAAATAATAAGAATAGTGCTGTAAGTGATAAAACAGTAATTTTTAATTGTTTTAAGCTCATACTCTAATCACCCCATCATTCTTAAAATCCAGAGCCATCTGATGAAGTTTATCTTCAAATTCGTTATTTGGCAATTTCATCAATTTGGCTTTTTCCTCTACCTTTAGCGGGCGATTGGCGTCTTGCCATTCCATCAATTTTAATAATCTTTTAATAGGATCCATTTCTTCTCCTTCAAATTGTGTTATAATTAGTTCATAGTTCTTTCAAAGCGCCTTTTTCAAAGGGTGCTTTTTATTTTTGTAGTGTTCGACAGAATCGCTGAACATCTTCCAAGTTGTAGAGATACTTCCCGCCCTTTCCGGACTGTTGGAATTGAAATTTCCCTTGATCCCGCCATTCTTCCAGCTTGGTTCTGCCCCAGCCAGTTGCTTCCTGTAGCTGTTTGATCGGCACCCATGTAATATTTCTGCTTGATCTGCGCTTAGCTTCTTCCATAGCTTTGATATTGAGTGAAACCAGCTCTTCAAAGAGTTTATCTTTAAATTCTGTTCCAAATAGTTCTAGGACCATTTTTAAAATCCTTTCTATTCTTTATTTTTCTTTTGTTCTATAGCTCTTAAAATTATTTCGTGAGCTATATCTTTTGTGAGCTTTTGTAACTTAATCAAAGCTTCACTATAAGTTTCTGATTGTTCAATTAGCCAGTCAGATAACTTTATAATTTCATCTTCAAAATCCATCTTAAGACCGATGACCTTTCTATATTATTGTGCTAAGTTACTACTGACAAAAAACGATTAAATAAGACCTCTTACTCCTTATGAAAATCGTCTGTCAATTTTTTATGAAAGGAGGAATCTCATGGTTTTAATTAATCAGATGTTACCGGATGAAGTAGGATTTTTATCCCACCGTTTTTCAAGCTCGGAAATCAAAAGAATAGAAACAAAATCGAAAGCTCTTTTGAAATTTGCAACTTCAACAGATAACGAGACATTCATAGACTTGTTTGTGGTTTATGAAGATGGTCTAGTTATTCTGCATAAAAGTGAGACGTTTGAAATCTGGGCCAATAAAAAACCTAACTTCAAAACTGTTGATGGTGAAGTTATTGTGACTTTTTAATAATGAACGTCCCAGATTCTAGATTAAAAAGAACTTTACCATTTTCTGAACTAAGGACTTGTTTTTTAACAAGTTCTTTTTTTAATTTCATTTTCATTTATTTCTCCTTATACAATTTATTTAAGTAGAGTATTAGGAAATGACTGCTTAATTGATATCTCTTTAGGATGCTCCCGACCATTAATATAGTCGATTTGGATCAGAGTTTCAGGTACTTCGTCCTTGCTTGTCTCCCAAACAATGTTTATTCCTTGTAAACCGATATCTTCAGCTTGAAAATCAACTCCATTTAAAATAACGTGAGGTATGCTAGAATCACTGCTGATCTTAATTTCTAGATTTTCGATTTGCAATGTCTTTTTTAAAGGTTCGCTCATTTGTTTCTACCTACCCAATCAAACTCATCTGTCCATTTCGGTTTTTAATTTCAAGTTTGGTATTTGCTGATGGCTCCCAACTATCCCAATAGTCGAAAGCTTTTTCCTCGTCCTTGCGCTTCAATAAGTCGTACCGTGGAATACGGAAATAATCTTTGAAATCTTTAGCAGCCTGAGAAAATACAGATTGGGCAAAATGCCGATCACGATAGGCTTGACTGTTTTTTCCACCAAGTAGTGATACAACTTTCTGTTTACGAAGTTTTTCTAATGCCAAGCAAATGGATGGATTTACTGGTTGCTCATTTTTTAGATAATCCACATCAGCAGATAGGACCGATTGTCCTTCTTTTAGTTTTTTCAATTCCTGCAAAGCATGAATCATAACGTCTTCTGTTGTTAGGTCCTGGTTGACCTTTTCGACTTCATTCATCATTCAAATTCTCCTTCTAAAATATCGTTGTCTTCCTTTCTGATCTTATCCAGATCGTGGAAGAAGCGTAAACCACGATTGATAAAGCTATCAAATTCGTTTCGGATGATTCCGTCTGCTTTAAGGACTTTCTCCTCGTCTGCGTAGATTAGACCGCCCATACTTGCCAAGAAGTCATTCCCCTTTTGTAAAAGGCTTGTGATATTCTTGTAAGCTGAGATTTGCTTTTGTACGCTATTCAGTTGCCCTTGCGATTTTTCAATTGCTCGTGTCAATTCATCGTACTGAGCAGATTTCTTATCGACCTCTTCGCGCTGTGCCAGTGTATCATTCAATTGTTTTTCAATGAAATTAGATCGCTCTTCAGCATCTTTGATTGCTTTTGCAAGTTCCTTATTCTTTTCTAACAATTGCTTGTTGAGATCCTGAGTGGCCTTGTAGTCATCTGGAACAACTTCCTTGATTGTTTCCTTGACTTCGACCTTGGAAGACTTGATTTTCTCATTCTCTGCTCGTAACTGTTCATTGACTTTCTTGCTGAGTTTGAGCTTCTTTTTAACTTCCTGCAGTTCTCGCACTGTCGGAGTGTCGCCATCTTCGATGCGTTGGATTTGCTCCTCTTTCTCTTCTTCTGGAAGAGTTGCTATGAGATAGAGTGCTGATGATCCTAAATCTGACAACGTTGTCACATTTGGTAGCTGTTTGGCAACTGTCATCATTCTGTTTGCTTCCCGGTAATGGATACCGATTTTATCAAGCCATCCTCCGAATTCTCCATGTGTAAGATTATTTTCCTTCACATGGTTCAATCGTCTGCCGATTTCCCAAATGGACTGGCCGGCTATATGCTTGTGATGGCTGATTTCAAGTTCTATCTGAGATAGATTATTTGATAAAGTAATTTCGTTCATGTTTCTTCTTTGAGTTAACTAACGATTATCAAGGCGGCCTCTCATTGCATAAAAACCGTCAGAACATTCCGTAGATACTATTTGGTTAGTATTGATCATTGTCGGACCTATATGCAAAAAAATACTTTTAGGATCCTTGATGAATTTTAATAATTCATCTATTCGTTCTTTAGGGTTACTGATTTGGATTACATTTCCATTTGATAGATTCATTGTTAGTTTAACTAATCTATCGAGGGCTACTGAATCTTTACCATCTTTATCAACATATATTGTCATGTTGTTCGTTCCTCCTACTCTCCTAAATCGACCCAAGTCTCGTCGATACCTAAGACATCACAGACTCGGTTTTTGAGTCTGTCACTGCCCTTCCCATATTTCAGTAGTTCTGAAATAGTAGGTTTCTTCACTCCGCAAGCACGAGCGAGATGCGTCTGTGTCATTCCTTTTGAACTCAATTTTTCTTTGACCAATTGAATCCATTTTTGATGTTGTTGGCTCATTCCTGACCTCCTTTTTAAAAATTTATCTAAAAAGTTAGCGAATTTATTGACAACTCTAGTCAAATGTTTTAAAATGAAAACATAGAGAAAAGACCTACTAAAAGTAAGGTTTACCTATATAAAACAGACGCCAATCAGTTTACTAGGCTTTATTTTTTAGTTGTCTTATTCGCTAACTCTTTAGCTTACGATTATTATTTTAAAATATTTGACTAAATATGTCAACTATTTTCTACAAATATTTTAAAAATTTTTTTCGTTTGCTTAGAAAGGTTCTAAAAAAATGTTCGTAGCATTCGATAAAATAAAGGAATTAGCTGATAAACAGGGGATTTCTATAAATATTTTGGAAGAAAAACTTGGTTATGGAACTAACACTTTGTATCGATTAAAAAGAAGCAATCCGAGTTCAAAAGTTTTAAAAGAAATAGCTGATTACTTTAATGTAAGCGCAGACTATTTACTTGGTCGCACGGATAATCCTACTATTGCTGGTGATTCAAAAGAGTATAGCTGGCAAGGGAAGACCCTAAATGTTGAAGAAATGGCATCTAATGTCATGATGTTTGGTGGTCGAGAATTAACAGACGAAAAGAAGAAAATCATACAGTCCATTATTGAAGGTTATCTAAAAGAAGCTGGTGATTAGAGGTACTGCTTAGTGACCGAAAATGAAATTATAAGCCATTATCAAGTTCGTATTATCGATTTTGATGGAGATTTAATGCCGGATGAACTCGGATTTTATGAACAAGAAACTAATACAGCTTTCCTATCGAGTAAACTCAACAAAAAAGAGAGAGTTAAGGTACTATTGCATGAACTAGGACACAAGGACCACACACGTTCAGAGTACCAGAACGCTCGCCTACGATGTGAAAATGAAGCTGATAGGAATATGATTCATCATCTTGTAAAAGATGCACTAGATAACCTAGAAGACCCCAGAGAGTTTGATTACCTACAATTTATGTCTTACCATAATCTGAGAACTATAACAAATGAAATTATGGTTCGAGAGGAATACTTAGCATTGGTCGAATGA